GGATCTGCTCGCCCTTGCCGTTCCGGAAGTAGAATTTCCTGTATTCCATCAGCCGGCCTCCTTCCCGAGCTCCTCGTTGCAGATCCTCACCAGGTCACGGATCTGATTCTCGGAGAGCTCCTGTGTGTAGACCGTGAGGTTCACGGTGCGCCCGCCTCCGCCGCCGTTCCCGGCGCGCCAATCGGCGGCTTCCTGGGCCGTCAGCACGGCCTCTCCCTGGTGCAGGCTGGCCAGATAGTTGTCGTAGGGGACGTAATCCAGGCCCATCGCGTGAGGCGTGGCGGTGAAGCCGCCCGAGGTGTTGAACTGGATGTCGATGGGCGTGGCGAAGATGCTCTTGAAGGCCTCCCAGGCCTTCGACGCCCAGCTCGTGACCGTCTCCCACCCGGAGGTCAGGCCGGACAGGATGTTGGAAACTATTTCCGAGCCGAGGGCCGTGAAGTCCGCTGCCGCGGTGGCGAAGGGCTCCTTGATGCCTTCGATGACCTCGCCCACAGGCTCGGCCAGATCTCCGATCGCGTTCCCGATGCCGATGATCACCTGGGCGACGAACTCCATGCCGGCTTCCAGGAGATCCGGAGCCGCGTCGATCAGTGCGGCCAGAATCGTGACCACGGCCTCGGCGGCTGCCGGAACCAGCTCCGGCATGTTCTCTGCCAGGCCGCTGATGATACCGGTGATCAGCGCCACGCCGGAGCCGACCAGCGTCGGACCGTTGGTGATCAGCCCCTGCAGCAGGGTAGAGACCAGCGTGGAGGCGGTGTCCGCGAGCGTGGGAGCCGCGTCCGCCAGCCCGTTGACCACCTCGGTCATCAGGTTCAGCCCGGCGGTCAGCAGATCCGGCGCGGACTCCAGCAGGCCCTGTAGCAGCGTCTGCACCGCCGCGGATCCGGCGCCCAGCAGCGTGGGCAGATTATCGACGATCGCCTGCATCAGTGTGGTCATGATCTCCGCCCCGCCCTCGGCAAGCTCCGGAGCCGACGCGCTGATCGTGTCCACAAGGGACGTGATGCCCTCGTTGATCTTGGCGAGGCCGCCCTCTCCGTCTCCGGCGAAGACGGCCGTCAGGCCGTCCATGACGGACGTCAGGCCCGGCATGAAGTCCGCGAGCATCTGGTTGCCGGCGCCCTTGAAGGCCACCTGGAGCGTCGTCAGCGAGTCATTGAAGGCCGCGCAGGCTTTCACCGTTTCGTCCGACAGGACCCCGCCGATGTCGTGGAACTGCTGCCGCAGCGCCTCGGTCTCCTCCGCGCTGGTGTTCAGCAGAGGCAGGAGCTCCATGCCCTGCTTCCCGAAGAGCTCTGTGGCCAGCAGCGTCCGCTTGGTGCCGTCCTCCATGCCCTGCAGGCCCTGGATCGTCCGGGCGAACAGCTGCTCGGGAGATAGGGTCTTCAGCTCCTTCTGGGAGATCCCCAGCTTCTTGAAAGCCTTGGCGTTGTTGACACTGGCGGTCTCCAGGCTCTTCATGCCGGTCTTCATGGCGTCGATGTCGGCGCCGTTCATCTCCATGATGTAGCTCCACTCCTGGTAAGCGGTCGCGCTCATTCCGAGCTTCTGGCTCATCTTGTCGATGTTGTCGCCGTAATCGGAGAGATCCTTCGCCCCTTTGAACAGCACCGCGCCGGCGGCAGCTGTGGCGCCCACCAGGGCCGCTCCGGCCTTGCCGACGCCCTTGGCTGCGTCGCCCAGCATCTGCAGCGTCTTCGGACCCGCGTTCTTGAGGCCTTCAGCGGCCTTCTCAGCCGCTCCGGAGAGGTCCAGGAACTTGGGCGCCGCTCCGCCCGCGGCGCTCCCTGCGCCTTCCAGGGCGCCCTCAGCGCCCTCTGCCGCGCTCTGGGTATCCTCCAGCTCGTGGGTCATGTGGCTCAGGTCGGCCTTGGCGTTGTTCAGCTGCTTGGCCAGGTTGTTCGCGTTCAGCTCGGCTTTGGTGTAGGCCTCTGCCGCGGCCTGGGCCTCCGCGCTGTTCTCGCCGAACTCGGCGGCGGCCGCTGCGGCGGCCTGCTCGAGCGCGGGCAGCTGCGCCGCTGCGGCGTCGTAGGCCTCCTGCAGGAGGTCCACCTTCGCGGCCTGTTGCGTGACGGCCTTGGAGAGGACCTCTTCTTTCGCGGCCAGGGCCTGAGCGCTGGAGCTGTTCTTTTCATACTCGGCCGACACAGCCTTCATCTCCGCCTTGGTGGCGGCGAGGGCGGAGTTGACCGACTTCATCTCGCTTTTGAACTGGCTGGCGTCGGCGGTGATCTTCGCGCCGACTTCCTTCATGGCCATGTGGGGATCCTCCTTTCCGGAGAGTTAGAACTTCTCGTTTATGAGGCTCTCGAAGCCCGCCTCCATGATGCCGTGGATCGCGGCCTCGTCCTCGTTCACGGCGGTCTCCATCCAGTGGACGCCCGGCGTCCGGGAGGATCCGTACTCGTGGATGAAGGCGATCTCCGCGTTGGTGCCCTGGTAGTGGCCTCCGCCGCCCTGGGCCTTGCGGTGGCGGACGCCGCGCCCGGATCCCGGGTGCTTGCCCTGGTTCGGGCCGACCTGAGCGAATACGCCGGCACCGAGGGATCCCTGGCCGAGGATCTCCACGCTGCCCATCAGAGAGCCGGTGATGACGTTCATCATGCTGCCGGCCTTCTGCTGCATCGAGGTGACCAGCTTCTCGGCCGCGGGGAGGACCACCCGGGAGAGGAGATCTCCGTCGGTGATCGCGGCGAGCTGGGCGATGCTGACTTCGAGCTTGTCGAGACCGTTCACGGTAAAGTTGGCCATCAGATCACCTCGAACTGGACGATCGTCCGGAGCCGGTTGGTCTCGTCGTCGTACATCATGTACGTCTCCACGGTGTAGGGGAGATTCCAGCTCCGCAGCACGGTCATCACCTGATCGGGCAGCTGGTCGTCGGGCGTCTGGGTCCAGAGGTCCAGCTGGCACTTGGGGATGTCCAGGATGTTGGCGTCGTTGCCGTACCAGCTGCCGACCGAGTACATGGTATAAACGATCTGCTTCGGTTCGTCCGGCGCGCCGGCGAAGGGGTAGGGGTCCAGCCCCGTCGCGGTTTTAAGCGCTTGGAGTAACTCTGTTAACAACGGTAAAATCCCCCTTCCACTTTCGCAGCGAGAGGTTGGTGACGGGCAGCTCGTCCTCATCCAGGGCGTGCTGGGCTTCCTCGATGCGGTAGAGCCCGCCGGCGAACATCGCGAACATGCTGGAGTCGACGCCGTCCCCGAAGGGGATCTGGACGTCGGCGTCTATGCGGGTGTCGGCCTGCACGGCCTGCCAGTAGCGCCGGTGCGCCACCGGCTTCGGGGCGCAGAAGTGGCGCGAGTGCTCTGTGAGGGTACCCTTTAACGGGGTGCCCTCCAGCGTGTATATGACAATGGAGCGATCGTAGACCATGATCGGGCCTCCTTATCAGTCGTCTTCATCTTTCCAGTCCTCGGTCTGCCTCTGCTGCTTATGCGGCGTCACGGCCGTGACCATATCCCAGAAGGTGCCGGGCGTCAGGAGGAGGATCTCACGGACGCTGAGACCAAGGACTCGAGAGCCGAGACCAAGCCAGCGAGCGCGGAGCGCGCCAGCTCTCTCGTTTTTTTTTCAGCCTTTTCGCGTTCGGCCAGGACGGCGTCGACGTCCTCGTCCTCGTCCTCGTCGAATTCCCGGGAGAAGCCCTGCAGGAGGGCCTCCTGGATCGCCTTGCGGAGCCGCAGCATGTCCCGGGGACTGGCGCCCCGGCGCAGCTCCTCGGCGCTGAGATGAGGCTGCGGGGTCTCGCCCAGGTACCGCCGCTGCAGCTCGCCCTGGCGGGCCAGCAGCGCGCCGAGCCAGCAGCAGCCCTTCCATCCCTCCACCGTGTTGTCCATGGCGTGGGTCTCGCCCAGCAGGTCAGTGGTCTCACCGTACTTCTCCTGGAACTCAAAGAGCGCCTCGGCGGTGAAGCTCAGGGCGTAGGTGTGCTCGTTGAAGGTAAAGGGGACGGATCTCATGCTTCCTCCTGCAAAGACGGGGCCGGGGATTCCCGGCCCCGTCACGGGTGTGTGTATGCGCGTCAGGCGCTGACGCCGAATTTGGACTCGATCCAGGCCACAGCCGCGGACTCGGTGGTGAACTCCTTCCGGGCGCGCCATCCGCCGGAGTTGTCCGGCAGGATCTTGAAGCTCACGGGGTTCATCTTCGGATCCAGGCCGTCGGTCTTGGTGCCGTCGTTCTGCTTCTCGGAACTGGGCATCGCAGACGCCTTGTAGAAGAACACGCCGCGGTAGACGTGGCTCTTGTCCTTCTTGATCAGGTGCTGGATGTAGGCATAAGCCCCGATGGCGGAGGTGTCGTCGGCGGTGGACTCCTCCTCGTCGGAGGTGACCGTGTGGCCGAAGAGCTCGGCGTTGACGTCCAGATCGTCGCAGGCGGTCTCCACGTCCGCCTGGGCGCTGACGAACTCCTCAACGTCGAGCAGATCCACGTCGTCGCCGTAGATGCTCGCCGACGCGGTGGTGATGCTCAGTTCGCACTTGACGGCCTCGCCCATGGAGATGGGCGCGCTGTAGGTGGGATGGGCACCGGCGGGCTCGCTGGCGATCTTGCCGAAGTAGCTCCGGCGCATACCGATGGGGACCTTCATGGTCTTGAGAGTGATAGCCATAGGTTGGGTTACTCCTTTCAGCCGGCGTCGCCCGACGCGTCCTGCGTCGCGAGAGACACCTGGCGGTTATGGATGGCGGAGGCAAGCATCCGGGGCTTGCCTTCGCCGGTTCTGCGCTTGTTGTAAAGCCAGGCCGCGTACATCACCTGGAGGTTCACGTCCGCGGCGGCCGTAGCTTCGAGCGTGATGCCCATGGCTGACAGATCCGCGGTCGCGGTGTCCAGATCGTTCTGCAGCAGGGTCGAGATCCCTTCCGGGACGCTGGCGGCGGTGGGGAAGCCCACGTTCACGCGCAGCAGCGCGAAAGCGGCGCTCTCGGTCTGTGTGTCGGCCATGGGATCAGCTCCTTTCGGTTATGTGTCCGGATCGGACACTCAGAGGGTCTTCTTCATCGGGATCAGGCGGAGGCGGCCTTCTTGGCGCGCACGATCACGGCGCCGCCCTGGGCGACCAGATCGGCGTCGGCGGTGACCTCGCCGCGGACGGACAGCAGACCCTCGGCGAACTTGTAGTCCTCGGAAACGGACACGTCGTAGCCGCCCCACAGAGGCACGTCCACCATGCTGAGGTTGCAGAAGAACATGGTGGTCTTGTAGCTGGTGGTCAAGGTCGCGTCGCACAGCGCGGTCACGTCCTTGGACAGGACGTAGCGGCAGCTCAGGCCGTTGTTGTCCTTGATGATGCCGGTGCTGGGAGACACCTCGTTGGGGATGATGGAGTAGACGGGAAGGAACTCGTTGGTGCCGCGGACGGCCGCGAAGGCCTTGAGGTCCTTCTTGTTCAGGACGAGGAAGGGGCTGCCGTCCACGCCCTCATCTCCGCCGTAGGCGAGGATGATGTTGCTCAGCAGCTTCGCGTCGAAGAACACGGAGCCGTCGGTGGCGCTGTTGGCGGCGGTCAGGTCGAAGGTTTCGGCCAGGGAGCTGGCGGGCACAGCGGCGGCGACCAGCTTGTTGACCTTGCGGCGCAGGGCGCGGCGGGCGGCCGCGGTGACCTTCTCCTCGTAGTTGAGAGGAGACTGCTTGCGGATCTCCTTGGAGACGTAGCTCATCAGGCCGTAGTTGCCCGGCGTGAAGGTCACGGTGGCGAAAACGGGCTCGCTCTCGGTGGCGGCGCTGCCCTCGGTGATATCGTCGGCGGCGCTGTCGGAGACCTCGACGGCGACCTTGTAGGAGGACATGCCGGTGGCGTCCACAAGGTTGACCAGGTCAGCCAGGGCGCTGGGCATGGCGACGGGATCGTTGATGCCGTCGACGCCTACGGGGCCGATGACGCCGGTGGTGCCGGTGGTGATGGCGCTCCGGGTCTGGATCAGGCTGCGGACGTTTTCAAAAGTGTGCTTGCCGGTGCGCTTGAACTCAGCGGCGGCCTCGTTGGTCATGCGGTTCATGGTTCTCTTTTCTCCTCTCCGGCGAGACCGGGCCTCGCCTTCATTGTTTTCGGATTCCTCTTCGGAGGCTTCGGCGGCCTCCTCCTGGGCGTCTTCGGCTTCGCTGATCTGCTCTTTCAGAGCTGCGATCTCCTCGTCGATGGCGGCCAGCTGCTGCTTGACGTCGGCCTGTTCGGCCTCGACCTCGTTCACGAGCTCCTCGACGTCGTCGAGATCCTCGCGTTTTTCGGCCTCCTCGATGGCGGCGGCCAGCTCCTCTTCGCGCTTCTGAGCCGCGGCGGAACGCTCCTCAAGGGCCTTGCGGGCGTTCTCTTTCTCGGTCAGGCGTTTGCGGAGCAGGATGGTTCTCAGTGCCATGATGCGATCCTCTCTTTCAGCTGTTTCTTCCGGAGCTCCAGCTGGCGCTTGAGCTCGGTTTCGCGGTCCTTCTTCCGGGCCTCGACGGACGTCTCCGCATAGGCGGGGAAGGTGACCACAGACACCTCCCAGAGGTACACGTCGTGCAGGATCCAGGTGCAGGACCCGTCACGGTTGTCGATGTATTCCTCATCGAGGATATCGAAA